ATTCGGGTTGACCATGAACGCCTGAGACCATCTATGGTGGCCGTCCAGAATAACGTGCCCCTCTTTAACATTAGCGGCAACAATCGGAGAATTAAAGTTAAACAAATAACTCGGCGTGCTCATCGCCTTAAGCAGCGTATTGGGATCTCCCCAGTCAATGCCGTCGTATTTCAGGCCTGACTGGTCGGGATCCCCTCCCATGGTGTTGCGGAGAGACTGGAGGGTGCCAATTTCATTCTGGGAGGCGTAAAGGCTGCTGAATTCGATTTGCGTTGCCTCATCTGAATTTTGAATTTTATCATCGTCGGGGTCTCCGTCATACTCTGATGCGCCGTGATCAATATCGTCAAGAGCTTGGGCGTCCAAAGCCGAAATCGGAGGCGTCGGGAGGTCTTCCAATTCCTTGTTCATCCAAGTGTTCAAGTCCATTCCAGTGTCCATGGGAACGGTTTCACGCTCACTTAACAAAGCCTTATCATCCTCTTTTAAAAAGCTTCTAAAACTTTCATGCAGTCTCTGCATCTTGTCATTCGATGACCATTTCTTACTCATTGTCATAATCTCCCAAGATATTATTCAAAGCTCGGTTGATCTTATCGGCTTTGTTAAAAATGTTTGCCTCTTTGTTTTTTGCCTCGGACAAATTCATGAAGGCATTCGGGGTGGAGGGCTCCGAAACGAAATCAAAGCAAATAAGCTGGAAGTCATCTTCAACCATTGTTCCGCCCTGTGACTCTGTGACAGAGCCAAGACCTCTTGATGAGATTCCGAGTTTAACTCCTGACTCAACCAAGGATCTGAGGATTCCGCCTGATGGTGTGTTCAAAACTTGGACTTTGCCCATAACACTTTTGTCATCCCACCAGACATCCGTAACCATATGCGAAGCATTTTTAAGGTTAATAACTGAGTCCTCGGGGTGATCTAACTCCCCCAAGGCTCTGCGTTCTTTTACGAGTTTTGAATAGTTCTTCATCTCGCGCATCAAGACTCTGTGAGGATAAACTCTTCCATTGCCGTTTTGAATGTCGGCCTCTTGCAGTTTGCCTGACAGAATCATTCCGCCCTCTGAGACGAACTTCTTCTCTGCCTCTGTCAAAAGATCTTGACAGACGCCGCCTTCGCATAATTCATAATATTCTCGTAAAAGCACTTTTTTCATTTTCTAATCCTTTGTAATTCTAAAGCGGGCGTTACCCGCCCGAGCTAGCAGCCCTTTTTGCAATTTCGCACAGGCTGTAGGGCCCACTTCGCTGTCCAGAAGTTAGTGTTCATCTTTCTCTCCTTGTGTGTGTTGAATATTTAAGCCATCATCGCCAACCAACATAGTAATAAGATACGATGTGCCTGAAGCAATGCCACCTAAAATAAATAAATTCACTAAAGTATATTCAAACGTAAATAGTTCTGTATTATGGTTAAAGACCCATAAAATTACACCCACCCAAAAGCCAACGCACATAGGGCAACGAAAAAAATCACCCAACTTTCCCTTTGTCGGGCGAATCGGGTTAAATATGCTGCCATACACCATGATTTGCGTTATTCCATATGCGGCTAACACAAAATATAAAAGCCCTATAAGCTGATGCAGTGCATCCACTTTTCACCTCTCGTTTTAAGCTCGATATAAATCATAAAGAGCATATGGCCCACGAACCCAGCCGGGTCGGATGGAGCCTTTTGTTTCTTCGTGTGGAACTTCACCAAGCTCTGTCGAGTGCTCAGCATCTGGCTCAAGAAGATAATCCTCTTCTTGTCTGTTCATGGCGGTCTCGTATTCATAATATGGCTTCTCTTCTTCAACAAACTTGCCAATTGAAAAAATTGCCATCTGAACCGAGTCTACGCCGTCGTTGTCCGATTCTGCCAACAATCCCTCAAGAGAGCCATAGACGTTCCCGCCTCTAATGCTGTCGAAAGTGACAACCCCCCTTTTGGTTAAAAACTTAAAAAGGTGGTCCTGAGTCTCATAGACTTCATCCGTCAACATGTTCTTTGCAAATGCAACAACCTTCTTTGTCTCGGGCATAACAATAATATCGATCTCTGGATGATCAAAAATCATGAAATTGCCATCAAGAGTCTTACGAGCATTAAGCTCCATTTTACTTTGCGGTCTAGGGGGCCGAGCAGCTTCTTGCTCTAACTCGGATGGCGGGCGATTTTGGCCGACTTGAACTTCAACTGCCATTGCCTGCAATCTCCTTAGCCAAGCCCTGAACTTTCAACACGGTTCGCACCATGCCTTCATCAATTGGCTTCTTGGCAAACTCGCCCATGATCTCTATAACTTTATTCGAGGAAGATAGCATATCCCGGTCTTCTTTAATCTCGGTCTGTTCGAGGCCAACTTTAATAACTTTCTTTAGACGGCCAACCTCTTCGTTGAGATATGCCTTGAGAGCCAAGCCATTATCTGAGAACGAAAGAATAAAATGATTCAACAAGGCTCTTTGTTCATCCAAGAGGCCCGAATATTGTTCATTGAACTTCTCGACGAATGTTTTATAAACTAAGTCGTCAATAGGTTTTAGATTCTCAACACTCTTGGTGGGAGTGCCACAAAGATAATCCACAACTTCTCCCTCCAGCAAAACTCGTCGTTTAATGGAGGTATCATCATTTAAAATCTGAGAGATTGTGGCCAAATTCTTATAATTTGGAACAAAATTGGCATAAATGTCTTTTGAGATGTGCTTGTTCATAAAGCGGATAAGAGCAGACTGCTCATTAAAAAGCCTCTTCTTGTCAATTGTGGCGTGCAGCCTCTTTGCTTCAGAAAGCAGCTTTTCCGCAACAGGCTTTTGAAGGTTGTCGCTCTCCAAAAGAGCGCGATAAACGTTTAGCTCCTTCGAAAGCTCTGTTCCCTTTTTAAAATGTTCTTTTAAGGCATCAGCAACCATCTTTTGGCGCTTAGACTGCTTTTTAAGCATAGCCTTCGAAAGTTCTCTTACGAGGGCCTCATAAAGAAATGCAGTATTTCTTTTTTTATTGTGCCTTGTTTTTTTCGACATTTGTTCTTAACTCCAGTTCTGTAATTAGATCCCTGACCTCTCTCTTGGTCTCAAAAATCTTAGATTCTTCTTCTAAATAATTAGGTTCTTTATTCTCGTAAGTCATATTTGCGACGGAACTTAATTCTGAAGCTCCCTTAAAAACGTTTCTTGGAGTGTTTTTCGCAAGCTCACCGTGAGTCGCCCCAGCGATTGAACGTTTCCGTGCCGAGGCACCATAACTCGGTGACGCACGGGGAACATATTCCTTGCCCTTTGAGCGGGAAGTCACATATCCTTTGGAACCTTTTGGCTTATATGCTTTCTTGCCCGTGCGGGTTGTGACAATATCGCCTCCGATGTCATCGCGGCGTTTGGCTGGTTCCGCGAGAAGACCGCCATCATCTTCAGCCGCTTCTTCTCCACCAAGATCGGCGTCTCCGTCGCCATCATCGCCGCCAAGATCAAGATCTCCTCCTTCATCTCCACCGAGGCCAAGATCTCCTCCTTCATCTCCGCCGAGACCAAGATCTCCGCCTCCGCCGCCTGCAGCAGCAACTGCCTCGGCCTCGGCCTCAAGCTGTGCTTCAAATCTGCGATCAAAGAACATTTCTCTTTGGTTGCGGAGGAACTCTTCGTCAGTCATGCTAAAGAGCTTCTTGGCGATCCATCGCTTGCTGAAGAATCCTTCTGTTGCAGACGATGCTGCATCAAACTTGGTTTTCCAATGTTCAAGCTCTTGCATCTCCGCAATCTTAGAAGGATTGTTGAGCGCAATCCTGAAGGAGACAAGATCGTCTCCGCGATAGCCAAGGGTGTAAAGGTGAATAATTCCAATTTTCTCAAGCTCTGCGACGATCACTCTCTGAAGTCTTTGGATCGTTCTTGCAAAGCGAATGTCTTTCTGTGCGAGAGTTGTTTTGTCCTCGCTGGCGTTTTCATCGCTTGAGAGATATGACTGTGGAACCTTCAATGCTGAGAATAACTTGTCTCTCAAATATTTAACGTCATCAATATCTCCCTGATATGTTCCTCCGGGGAGGTTTTCAATCTTTGTTGAGGTTCCGCCACGGACAGGGATAAAATAATCTTCTTCGACTGACATCGGATTATAACGAAGATCAACGCGGCCAGTTGCGTCGTTCACGATCTGGTTACGCTTCATCGAGGTCATGATTTTCTGCATATATTGCTCAACATCTTGTGGAGCGATGTTTCCAGTGTCAACATAAAATACGCGGCGCTCAGGGGCGCGGACGATTCGATATGCCATCATTGCATCTTCAAGGAGGGTAAGCTGACGCCAAATTCTGCGTGCTGGTTCCAAAACCGAAGTGCCATAAGGGGCGAACTTATCATTGCCAAGGACTCTAAAGTGGGCAGTCTGCCACGACTCAAGAGTCAGGCCGCCCGAGTTCCACTGATATTGGACGTAATTGGGGTTGGTCGGGTCTTGACCTTCAATACGCTCGACTTCTGCGGTCGGCAAAGCAATCGCTGAGCGGATTCCCAGCGTTTCGTCAATGTCCAAATACATAAACATGTCACCATATTTACATGTCGTGCGGCACCAGCCAAACAAGTTGTGTTCAAGGTTCAGCGTCTGCAGATAGAGAGTATTCAGCATTGCCTTAATCTCTTCATTGGGACATGCGATGCTTAAAAGAGGCTTGAGGTCGCTGGATGTCGTCATCTCGTCAGCATAAATGTCCAAGGCCGAAGCGATCTCGGGAGTGTATTCCATCTGATCGAAGTCGACATATCTCATCGCCCGATCTTGGTTATTCATCAAGTCCGTTTGAATTGGGCTAAACGGATTATATGAGGATTTCTTAAACTGCTGGCCACTGGCAGATGTAAAGTTAAATTTGTCTAAACTTCTCCTGCGATAGCGGCGGATATTTTGTTGTCGATAATTTACGATTGGGCCAGAGAATAGGCGCGTCAATCTTTGAAATAATTGCGACTGTGGGTTTTTTGGGTTATTGTTTCTTCTTGCCATGTTTTATTCAGCCTTTGTAAATCCATGAAAACTGCTCAAGATTTTTCTTGTGCTCAGTTAGAGCCTCATCAGTTTTATTCTTCCTATATCCTAACATACCCGGTATGGTTGTGTTCAGGTGAGAATTGCTTTTTATCATAGAAGAGAGGAATGCTTTCTGATATTCCGCTTCTCTTTGATTAACTTCAAGCGCCGTCTCCTTAACCCAACATGCAATCGCCAGCGACATAACCAAATCATCGTTATATCCTCTCATTGCCTGCGGTTTCCCGTTGTGCCAAATGAAAGTTGTTAATTCATTGATTAAGCGCGAAGAGTGCGTAATAATTAGTTTGTTGCGTATGAATTCCTCAAGTTTTGCAATAATAAGCGGCCTTGTCTTGCTGGAGGTTGTGAATCCTGCAATGGCATTGCTCATATGCTCGCCCTGAAGTTGTTCCACATATTCGTGGCTGGACTTGACAGAATAATAAAGATTGGGGTATTCTAAATCAACGAGCTTCTCTAAAACAGAAATTCCAAGGCTGTTATTTTCAACCACAACGAGGCAATTTCCGTATTCTCTGCCGACAGAGTTTAATATATTAGAATACATGTCAAGAGTTGGTTTCCCCTGATATTCTGCGACAACTCTCATCGTCTCTAAATGAATCAGTTGGAACCCAGAGTGATCTGCCCCATCTCCTCGGGCAACGTCAGCCACCAAAAGATAATTTTGACCTTCTTGATGCTCTTCCCAAATCCAATAATTGCGGTCAAATCCTGTCCGATATTTCGGCTCTTGGATGAACTGCTGAAGATATTGAATATCCTCGGGATGAATCACCGTGTCGCCAGAGGTGTTGAAATTACACTCAAGCTCCTGTGCGATTTCTCTCAGAGACATGTTCTTTGTCTCTTTGTCGAACCATTGCTGATTTCGGTCAGGATGAACATCCCAAGTCAGGCGGGTTGTCACAAAGTCATTTGCGCCTTCGTCGGCTTCTGTGTAAATTTTATGAAACCAGTTTCCGACGCCGTTGGGAGTCGACAGAGCGATGCAGCGACCACCCGTGGATAGTGTGGGATAAAGACCCATCCAAAGATCTTCAAGCCCCTCAACGTGTGCGGCCTCGTCCACCACAAGCAAAGAAAGAGCTTCGGAACGACCAGCATCGCCTGAAGTCGAAGATGCCTTGATCTGCGAGCCGTTTGAAAGTTCGAACGATGCTCGGTTGTCAATTGATATCTTGGAGATCTGCATCCACTCGGGAAGAGACTTCATAATCCCCTTCACCTTTTTAACAAGGTTGGCTGCAGTCTGAAATTTAGTTGCGACAACAAGGATGTTTTTGTCCTTGTGAAACAGCATAAGCCACGCAACATAGCCAGCCGTGATCGTTGAGATCCCAAGCTGGCGTGCTTTTAAAATAATATTAAAGCGATGATCATTAAAATTTTGTAAAAGGTCGCTTTGGAAGTCATATGTTCGAAACGGGATAGACCCCTCTAACGGGTGTGAAATTCTTGCATAATTGTTCAGAAAATATACAGGGTCTTTACCAGCCTTCACAACCTCCTTTAATATCTGCTTCTTGTCGAGCGTAAAGGACATTTAATCTCTTCTTTTGTCTTCTTCTCTCTCATGAATAGCCTTCATAACTTTATATCTTAAAGACTTGAGATCCTTAATTGCCTGCATGGATGCTTTGCGAACTCGGCGACCTGCGGAGGCATTATTTTTATTGTCGAACTTTTCTGCATCGCCAACGGCTCTGGAAAGTTCTCCTAAAATTCTTTGTAATTCTTCATGAATCATTTTTCGGTTTACTCCTGCTATCGTTTTGTGGTTTCTTTGCGCCCTTGCCCAACTCAAGGAAGGAACGGATGGCGTCATCCAGCCTTTCCTCGACACTTTGCGGGGGAGCATCATTATTAAGCTTGAGACCGCCGATCTCATATCGGCCATTAGCTTGGACCCATGATCTGATCTTGGAAGTTCTCTGAACAAGGATATCCGCATCGCCGTCTTTCTTAAGAGTGAGCGTATTCCCAGTTATTTTCTTATATTCTTTCTTGAGGAACTTTGCGATTTGCGCGAGCATTCCTTCGATCTCTGATTCAAAAGAATTCTTCTGAACATCTTTCATGGTCATCTCGCCATGATAAGAGATGATTAAACTCTCACCGGCAAATTTAACTCCAAAGCCATCCATAACACGACTATCGTTAATGGGGCAGCCCTCTTCTCGGTGAAGACCGATACTGGTCTCTTCTCCATCAGGTGTAAACCTTCCGTCGTGTGAGCCGTCATATGCATTCGCTGCGGCTTGCGCAATTCCCTGAATGATTTCAAGTGTTGTTGCCATTGATTGTTTTCTCCTTATTAATCTTTGGTCTCCAGCCCGTTTTCCAACGTTTTTCTCGACCATCGACGTATTGTATATAGCACTCAAAACAACAATCAAACTTATTCATATAAACATCGTCTTTCATATTGAATGAATAGATTTCGCACACAGGACAAGTTCGTTGTGATTCTTTATTAATTAGCTTCTTCGACACTAAAATGCCATTTATTTCCACCCTTTCCTTGCCGTGGGATGCATTCTTCCGCTTTTCGGTCAGAGCTTTTAGCTGTTCGATATATTCTGCTTCTTTTTCATCATCCCAATCTTTTCGGGGGTTCTGAACGGCTTTGTCGCCATATTTCTCTTTTATTGCTTTCTCAACCTTGGCAACATAATTCAGGTCTTTCTTCATATATCACACAAGGCCAGAGGTGTCGACACCGTTTCCGCGAAGGATCTTCATCACAACAATCCTCTGTGGCTCAGTCAAGTCTCTTCCTTGATTGATTTGCGCCTCCATCTTTTGCAAGAAACTGTTGGGACCAGCTTCTGCGATTGCATCAAGCAAGGGCTGGTTTCTTTCGCGGGTCTTCTGAGTCTTTGCCCCTCTCTTATCAACGCAAGAGATGCAGTGGCCCATTTCGTGCTCTGTTCTCTTGCCGCAGCTTGGACAATATTTGTGATGAAAGCCTTCATCATTTGCTCCGCCGTCAACTCGATGAGCATAACTTTTTTTTCCGCGACCGCGATATTCGGCCCAATAAGATTCCTCAAGAGAGGGATCGCGTGTGGGCGCTGTGGCTGGGTCTGCTCCTTGCAGCCCAGTTATGCCAGCAAGAGCGGCGATCATATCAATAATGCGCTGTTTCTCTTCTTCGGGCAAGTCCTTTATTTGGGCGGCGAGTTGCACACCAAGTTGCTGAAGGGGGCCTGATTCTTTTGGAGAGAGGCGAGCAATTCCCTGTTTGGCAAGGCCGCGAGACAAATCTGTGGGAAACGACTCTTCAAGAGGAGGTGTCTGGTGCTCTGGAGGGGTGTCATCTTCTGTTCCGGCCAAAGGCGGGGCGCGATCAACGTCGAGTTGAAGTTCACTCGGCGGCGTATTCGAAAGATAATAATCATAAGTATCGATATTGTGGTGGTTAATCAGATTCATTCTGCGCTCGATGTCATCACCCAGCACTTGATCGAGGAATTCGCCGAAGCTCATGTCATCGTTTCTCGTGCTTTTCTGGTTGGCTGCGATGGCCGAGCGGGAGTTCTGGACTCCTGAAATCTCTTCTTTAATAATCTTTGCCAATTCTTCTGTTGTAACTTTCATTTGTTTTTTCCTTTTAAGCCTGTCCTGCAAATCCATGGGCAGCGCCATATGAGCGCAAAAGTTTAATCGTTGCTGATAAACTGAGTTGC